ATAGAAGATACATCGTTAGCATTAGGCTTAATGGCCAGTGCAAATGTTAAAGGCAGTATGTCTGGTACGGCATTAAAAACTTCCATAGCTAATATGGTAAAACCTACCAATGATATGGCAGAAGCCATGGATAAATACGGAATTAGTATCACGGATGGCGAAGGGAATTTAAAGTCGCTTAAAGGTGTTATTGATAACGTAAGAGGAAGTTTAGGTGGGCTTTCCAGAGATGAGCAGACAGCAGTAGCATCTACTATCTTTGGTAAAGAAGCAATGGCAGGAATGCTTGCGATTGTTAATGCCAGTGAAGAAGACTATAACAAGTTGAGTAATGCTATTTATAATGCAAATGATGCGGCAGAGGGAATGGCTGACACGATGTTAGACAACCTTAAAGGCTCCTTTACATTAATGCAGAGCGCTATCGAAGGCACAGAGAATGCCTTTGGAAAACGTTTATCTCCATACCTGAGAGATATTGCAGGCGGAATAGCTGATGCAATGCCAGGGATAACAGACGGAATCAATGCGGTTATGGATGTGGTAGATGATAAGATTGCAGGCGTAAAACGCAAGATCACTGACATGACCGGTTCTGATGAATGGAAGAATGCGGATCTGTTTGGAAAGATAGACATAGCATGGGATTCAATAATCGCAAAGCCGTTCGGGAATTGGGTTTCTGGAGATGGCGCGCAATTAATATCCAGTGGGCTTGGCACATTATTTTCGAGTGCAGCGGCTATTCTTCCTGGCGGTGAAAAAGCAGGATTAACATCGTGGTTAAGTGCAGGAGTTCTAGCGAAAGGAGCGGTGGCGATCGCACAAAAAGGGAAAAGTGTAGTGGAAACCCTATCCCCTATCGGAGATGCTATCGGTAATATCACCGAGGCGGCTGGAAGCGCAAACGATGTGATGGATTTCGTAGGTAATCTGGGTTCAATGATTCCTATGGGAGCAAAAGTTGGACTTGCGGCAGCGGGAATTACAGCTGCGATTATAGGAATCAAACTTGCAATCGACAAGTATAACCAGACTCAGCTTGAGAATAGTTTGGAGGAACATTTTGGGAAGATTAAATTATCTGCAGACGAAGTCAAAGATGTGGCGGCAGGAATACTGAATCAGAAATACCTCACAAACGTGGAACTGGCATTGAATGAAGTACAGAATGCCGATAATCTGCGAGCGGAGGCACAAAAAGCTTTGGAATCGAACGATGTCCTTGAGTTCAAGAGCAGAGTTGGAATCACTTTGACAGCTGATGAACAACAGGAATATACGGATAATATTAATACTTTTATTGAAAGTAAGATATCTGAACTGGAGAGTCGTACATTTGCGGCTCACATTCACGTCCAAACATATCTCGGAGGTACAGAAGACGGCCAGACATTAGCCCAGAACATCAAGGAATGGGCTAGAGCGGACAATTTAGAGCTATCCGATTTATCCAGTCAGTTGTCACAAAAGGTCTCAGAAGCCCTGAAAGACGGCATCATTGATGTGAATGAAGAAGAAGCTATTAGTGCATTGCAGGAGAAGATGAATAACATTACTGCCCGCTGGAAAGAAGCCGAAGCACAAGCGCAGTGGGACTGGATTAAACAGGAATACGGACATATGAGCGCTGCTGACCTGGAAAGCGGTTCGTTTACAGACTTGATGGATGAAATGCGAAGCCAGCGCGAGACTGCAATGGAAAGCATTAAAGCAGATACGACTCAGTGGTATTCGGAATTGGAGGCAATGAAGGACTATGGAAGAATTACTCCTGAACAGTATGAGAGCTACAAAGAACAGACTGGGTGGTATGTAAGAGGACAGCAAGGCTCCGAATTAGCCAAGAGTCTTGAACTTGGAAGTAATACCCTGAATGATACATATGGCGAGAAGATTACTGGAAACATCCAGACGCTTACAGAAACTGCGCAGAATGCCTTGAAGAGTGCGGAAACCAGCTTACAGAGCGGAAGCTATGGTACGATTGCAAGTACCTTTGATAACATGTTTACGTCTATGGATAATGGAAAAGGCTTCCTGGGAATTGGTGCAGATGCCGATCAGAGAGCACTAAACGAATTGTATCAGTCGATGGCTCCGGATGTTAGTCAGATGGGAAGCCTGATTGACCAGTACAGAGAAGCAGGGCAGGCAGTACCGAAGAGCCTTATGGAAGGATATAAGGAAGCAATCGAAGTCGGTGCGGCGGCAGGTGACGTTGATGCGGCTTGGCAGAATTACGCAAACCAGATTCTTGAATCTGGAAGCGAAGAAATGAAGAGCGTTTTGACGGATCCGAACAATCCAATGTACGAAAGTGTACGAGAGCAGTTGCCGGAGGAACTCAAAACTGCCATTGACAGGGCGACGGCAGAAACGACGCCAGATGAGATAACACTTGAAGGGCTGAGAGCTGCTGTCGATGGAGATGTGGATATTGACAAAGATTCCTGGGTATCGGCGCTGAATGAAAAACTGGGAGATCTTGCAACTACTGAAGAGGTTACTGCTGACAATGTAAAGATTAAAGTTGAGCAGGGGGATTGCCTTTGGGAAATTGGTAATGCTCTTGGAATTGACTGGCAGACGATTGCAGAACAAAACGGTATCGAAAGTCCATACATTATTCACCCAGATCAGGAACTTACAATTTCGATGGATACAATAAAAGCTGAAATGGACGGAGATAAGGCGCAGGCTGCTATCGAGCAGGCAATGTCGGCTCTGGATGCCGAAGGGGCAGAAATGTCCGTTACAGCAGAAGGAGTGAAGGTTGATCTGGCAAATGTTGAAGTGGATTCTGATGTAGCGGCGGCTCAGATCGAGTCGGCTCTTGGCATGGAATCCGGGACACTTGCAGCCAATGGCATTGAAATACAGGCAGGAGCAACAGTAACAATTCCACAGGAATTGGTACAGGTTGATACATCTGGCATACAGAGTG